CCGAAATAGTCTGCAACACAATTCACGATCTTCTCGGACGCCCCAATGAGAGATGAGAATAGGCCTCTAAAGCCCTCTTCCGCTTTTGAAAAGTTCCCCACACGCCTCAAAATGGTCTCCGCGATCATGGATGTGCTTGCTGACTTTGGCATTACACACGTAAGTGCGAGCGTAGTCAGCATGGACATGACATCTTCGGCTCCTTGGTGTGTGGGAGCGCAGAAATAATCATTCCAATAATCCCCGAGATAGCTCACCAACAGTGGTGATGCCGCACCAAGGGCGAAGATCGAAATACCAACTTTATCTGCGATGCAATAAGCAATACACAGTAAAGGTATCTGCCAAAACAGATTCTTTGTGATCTTTTTGAACTGGGTTACAAGCTCTTCTATCTTCTCATTGAAATAACTCACGAGATCCGTGAATGTGTCAGCGGCCTTCTCAATCTTCTTCGCGATACGCAATGTATCGGTTAAACAAGCTGGCCATAAACCCATCTCATGCTGGGCATCATCATCCGACTCAGACGATTCAGAATACATGAGCTTCTCGATAAAAGAAACACTTTTTGCATTCTTCACTGCGTTCAAACGCGTGCTCTTAGGCACGCGTTTCCGCAGCTCCTCCATTTTCGCCTTATATCGGCGGATGATCTCGTTCTCGCGAAGCGAGCGAGCCGCCATCCTCATCTCAGTTTTGGTCATAGAAACGGTCCCTGATTTCTCTTTGTTTGAAAAGTTCATAGTGCTATTAAGCAACTAGAAAGAATCAAAAAATAAAAATGTTGGTAATGAAGTCATAATACATACCTATGGCATCTTCATTTTGTCACGGACCTCGATATCTCTGTAGTCGGGTGACCAAACCCTTCTACTTCATCCTTCAACGACCCTGATATGTCGGGCTCGATCTAATACTGACTTCTAGACTTGGTACAAAATACAAGTGGTTATCGGGGTACTGAAGATATTACAATACCAAACCTCATGTAAATGATCGCATCATTCTCAAAGCCAGATAACAGCG